GTCAGTTTGCCCGGATGCTGTTTCTGCTCCTGCCACTTTGCGGTGCGGCAGTGGGGATGCTGTATCTGGCAGGGCAGGCAAAACTTATATAAGCTGAAAAATTCCCTGGCAAAAGAGTTCGTGAAGCTTACGATAAGGATTGAATAGGGCAAATCATTACGAGATGGCTTTCTGCAAAGTTCCGGAATTGTTTTTGCGTAGGGAGTACTTGACAGGCATTCTCTTTTATGCTAAACTATCTATCGTTGCAGAACGCGTGCTACTGTGGCTCAGCTGGTAGAGCAGCTCACTCGTAATGAGCAGGTCGCCTGTTCGAATCAGGTCAGTAGCTCCAAAAGTCCTATGAATCTACGATGAATTTCGTCTGGTTTATAGGACTTTTTTGTTATTCTGTTTCTGTACAAAAAGATTCTCGCATCGTTTTTGCATCTGTAATGTGATTGTTTGCAGATTTCAGAGAATATGGTAGAATAAAAACAGACGAACCCCGAACCCTTGATTTTTCAGGGGTTCGGGGTTTTCTTGTTACTAATGTGTGCATAGTTCAGCGTTCAGCGGTCTAAAATGTTCACCGGTTTGAACCCTATGGAATCAGTTCCACGGTGGCCTTCAGTTCGTCCAAAGTCTTGTGATTATAGACCCGGTTTCCCGTGTCTTTGGACACATGACCCATGAGCAAATCAATACATTTCCGGTTGGCCCCGGCGCTATCCAATTTGGTTTCAAAGGTGTGGCGGCATTCGTGCGGGGTATGGTTCAGCTTCAGGGCCTTCATAATATCCGCCCAAAATATCCGGTATTGGGTTTGATTGCAAATCTTCCCGTTGTAGCTGATCAGCCGGGGGCCACCTTCGGCAAGCCGCCGTTCAATCAAGGGCCTGATCTTTGGATGGATGGGAACAATGCGGTTCTTACCGGCTTTCGTTTTGGTGCCGCCCTTCATCGTGCCTTCCTTCAAGTCTATATCTTCAGGTTTCAGGTTCAGAAATTCAGAGATACGCCACCCGGAATATAGCAAGATCAAAACCGTATCAACCCAAGGATCAGACTGATGTTCCCACACCGTTTTGATTTCATCGTTGGTGAACGGAAGGCGGCTGGTGGGCGGTATTGGATCAGAAGTCAGAAGTTCGGAGAAGCACCGGTTTATTATATCCATTTCAAGGGCGAACCGGTCAAGGTGGCCCCACAGGTTCTTGATGGCCGCTTGGGTACTATACCCTTTCCCACAACCATCAATGGTTTCTTGCATTTGGTAGGATCGCAGTTGTTTATAAGGCTTGTTCACATACGCTGAACAATGCTTGAACGCTGAACAGAGGGAAGAACGGTTGGATTCCCCCAGCTTCGGGGCCTTCTTTTCTTTCCAGAGGTCAAAAAGCTGTTGAAGGGTGATCTTGGCCCGGTCAACATCCCAAGGATCACGGTTGTACTCAGCAAGCATGATGTTCCCGGCTTCACGGGTTTCAGCATAGCCGATAATGTCATAGATGGGGTGGCCTTTGTCATTCCAACCTATGGTTTTCTTCACAATGTATGGGCGGCGGCGTTGGCCTGATAGCTTTGCAACCGTTCCATACCCGTTTGGATTTCGCATTATATCACCTGAACTTTCAAAATTGGGTATGGCAAAGCTAAACCCCATGTGATATAATGTTCAAAGGCGTTTGAAACATTAACTTCAAAAGGGTTTGTTTCGCCTGACCGCTTCCGGTGTGCAAGACCGGGGGCGGTCATTTTTTTTTGCATTTTGAATGGATGTTGAATGAACTAAAAGCCCGGTAAGGCAAGCGGTTTGGGATAATCCTTCAACATTCAAGATAGTGCAGATACTTCAAACATGAAAGAAAAAAAGAGTATATAAGAAGTATGAAAAATATAACCAGAAGGGATTTGATCTTGAATGTTGAAGGATTATTCGTTCATAGCGTTTTCAAGATAATCAGCGGCTTTCAGGGGTGGGTTGGAGATGGAAACGGTAGTGTTCATCCCGTTGATGGACAAATCAACATATAAAATTGGAACGCCACCAATTTCCTTCGTTTCCTGTTTGGCAGTTGCGGCACCAACGATGGCCCCGGCTGTTCCGAATAAGGCCCCGCCAACAACGGCCCTACCAATCCCGCCTTTTGTCTTAGTAATGGTTTTCTGTCCAACCTGTTCAATCTTGAAGGCATTGATTTCAGAGAACTTGAAAACAACAGGTTCCAGCTTTGTTTTTTTACTGTTGGACAGGTAAAACATTTTCTGTTCAGGATCAATGAACAAAAAGCCGCTTGCGAAATCTGAAATGACCATTCCGGGTTTGAAGTTACGGAAACGATTGTGGTTTTCTTCCCATGCCTTTTTCACCTGTTCCACAGAAGCCAAGGGGGAGCCGGTGGAAAGACGGTTGCAAGCCGGACAAATGGAACCACCGTTGATTTGAATTGCCGTAAAGGAAAGTTTTTCACCGCATATCGCACAGCGTTCTTTTTTCCCAAACATGAGGTTTCCCCCTTTCAACGAATATCACTTTGGAAGGCCACGGCCTTACCAAGAATGATGATATGATCCAACTGTTCCCCGGTATAAACTAAATCTTCATACTTGGAGTTTTCAGCCTTCAGGATCAGAAGGTTCTTTTCAGGGAAATAATTCACCCGCTTCAGGGTTGCTTCATCTTCGATGATAACAGCGGCAATTTCACCATTGTCCACCATTTCCTGTTTCTTGATGAAAACAATATCCCCATCATAGATTCTGGCCCCGATCATGGAATCACCCTTGGCCCGTAAACAGAAATCAGCAGAAATGTTGGCCCCGGCTTCTACATACAGTTCTTTTTCTTCGTTTGCCATGATGGGTTTACCGCAAGCAATGTCACCGAGTAGGGGGAAACGCTTTGTAGAAATTGGGATGATGTTATCAAACTTCATTTGTGGCTGTGAAGGTTCAACTACCACAGATTTATTGATACTTTTCAACCAATCATTCCGGTTCGGAATGTCTGATCTTCCCATGAGGTAATCCAAATCAACATTGAAATAGTCAGCAATGGTTTCCATAGATTCAAGGCCCGGTTCCCGTTCGCCCCGTTCATACATATTTACACTACTTTTAGAAAAACCAAGCTGATCCGCCAAGTTCTGTTGAGATAGGCGGCGTTCGGTTCGTAATTGCTTGAACCGATCAGAAAACTTCGGCATAAGTACACCCCTTTCAGAAGTCTTTCTATAATTTATTATACACATTATGTGCACAAAGTCAATCCGTCGATGTGCACAATTAGTAACACATTTCTTTGTGCACAATTTGTGTTCGGTTGTGCTTGACTTTGAGCACATATCGTGTATAATGATAATCAGACGAGCACAAAAGGTGCACGAACTGATTGGGAGGATTTGAAAATGAAGGTTCATGTTTTTGATACCTATGTCACCATTAAGGATCGTGAAGGACACCCTGATATGGATGATACCTTGCTTGAAAAACTGGATGAAATGCTTACTACCTATGGTGTGCCCCACGCTTTTACCCTTCCCCACGAAAAGACTATGGAAGATTGCCCGGAAGCTACTCTTGAAGTTGCCTATGATTCTTCTGATGATATAACCTTTAGTCTTGTGTATATACTGTTCAATAAAACTTATCGGGGTGTAACCGATAAAGCGGTTGCAGAATCAATGATTAAGGTTTCCGCAAAATACATGGATGCTGAATAAGCCGAAACGGGCCTGATGGCCCGTCCACCGGAACCGCCCCACCGGTGCTGATGATGGCAGGGCAACAGCGACAACATGAGCGCCCCCGGTTTATGGGTTCGGGTATTGGGTATCAATCCCCATGTAAAAGATATGACCGCCCGGAAATTGCTTGTTGGGGCTTTGGCTGTTCTAATTCTGAAGAAAGGATGTGCAAATATGAGTGTTGGCAAGAAACTTCGGGAACTGCGTGGAAGCAGAACCCAAGACGAAATTTCCAAGGAACTTGGGATCACCAAATCTTCTTATGCCATGTATGAGCGAGATGAACGGGTTCCCCGTGATGAAGTGAAGGTTCGCATTTCCAACTTCTTTGGTGTTTCGGTGCAGGAACTTTTTTTTAACTAAATCGAGCACATATAGTGTTCAGTAGGAGTAAGAACCATGAATGAAGTCAGTTTGAAACCGGTCATTGATGAACTTGAAACCTTGTTTTCAAAGTTCAACAAAGCCTTCTTTGAAGGGAAGCTGGAAAAGCCTGTGATCACCGTTTCCCCGGATCATACCCGTGGGGCCTATGGGTGGTGTACTGGTTGGAAGGCATGGCAAGACGGCACCAAGGAAGGCGGCTATTACGAAATCAACCTGTGTGCCGAATACCTGAACCGCCCTTTTGAAGAAACCTGTGGAACCTTGCTTCACGAAATGGTTCACCTTCAGAACCTTCAGGACAATGTTCAGGACACTTCCCGTTCTGGTTCCTACCACAACCGGAAGTTCAAAGAAACCGCTGAAGCCCACGGCCTGACCGTGGAGAAAGGCGAAAAGTACGGATGGCACAAAACCGCCCTGAACCCGCAAGCTGAAGCCTTCGTGAAATCCCTTGGCAAATCCGGGTTCTGTCTGGTTCGACCCCGTACCAATCCGCTGAAGGGTTCCCGGAAGGGGGGGGGGATCAAGTTCCCGTAAGTATGTTTGCCCCTGTTGCGGAACCATCATCCGGGCCACCAAGGAAGTTCATGTTCTCTGTGGGGAATGTGAAGTGGCCTTTGAAGAACAGGAGTGATAACCAATGAAGTTGATTGATGCCAAGGATTGGAAGGCGGTTCACTTCGGAGATCGAACGATTTTGAGAAGTGACCGAAACCTTTACCCGGAAGCCGATTGGTGGGTCTTGGTTTCCAGCGTGGATGTGGAACCGATGAAGGAACCCGGTCATTTCAAGGTGGTAAGCCAATGATGATCACCCGCCAAGTTCGGTGTAAGAAGTGCGGGAAAATGTTCCCCCTGACCTATCCCGAAAAGCTGTCCGACATTGGCCGGGATGTTATTTCTTACTGTCCGCCGTGTTTACACACGGAAATCTTAAAAAATGAAAGGAGTACGCACAATGACCACCTTTGCAGAGCGTTTGAAGAACGCTATGGAACAGGCCAACATGAGCCAATCCGCCCTGTCTGAACAGGCCGGGGCTTCCAAGGCCGCTATCAGCCAATATCTTTCCGGGAAGAACACCCCCGGCCCTGACCGCATCAAGGCCCTTGCCGATGCCACCGGCGTTTCCTTTGATTACCTGATGGGCTATGGAGCCGCCCCGGTTGCTGAACCGCCCATCAAGAAGATCAGCGTGAAGGAAGCCGCCCGGTGCATGGGAAAATCTGATCAGTTTGTCAGAATCGGCCTTCAGCGTGGCCTTCTTCCCTTCGGGAACGCTGTTCCCGGAACCGGCGCTTGCTGGAATTACTACATCAATCCCACCAAGTTCCGTGATTATGTGGGCGCTGATCAGTTCAATTCCTTCTTCGGCCTTACGGCCTGAAAGGGGAACACCGATGGATAACACCCGTGATGAACTGTTGGATTTGATCAGGAACGCCACCAACATTGATATGATTTGCTTCTTCGCCATTATCTATGTGGTTGCGCCCGATTCCCCCCCTATACGCCTATCGCCACCCGTGGCGAACTGAAGAAGGCAATTAAGCAGTTGCGGAGCGCCCAGCATAACCCGAATTGCCCCGCTGAAATGTCTGAAGGCTTTGAAACGGCGATTCAGTATATCCGCCGTGAATGGCTTCACCAATGAAAGGATGGTTTATATATGCTTCAGATCGGAATGATCGTTAAAATCTTGCCCGATGCGGAATACAGCGGCAAGTTCACCGGCTACATCGGCAAGGTGAAGAATTACTTTTCGCAGAACAAGAAGGTTGGTGTGGAACTTTTTCAGCAGACGAATGACGCAAGTTCCAAGGGCCTGTTTTGGTTCTCTGAATCCAAGGTGGTTGCGGCGGGTACTCTGCCGGATGCCATGATGGAATATATCAAGGCTGATCTTAACGCCACCTTCGGCGTTGCAAATCACACCCGCCGTTCCCGTCAGACCGGCCTTCCGCAGATCAAGAAGGTCATTTACAGCGGCCCCAAGACAATCATTCTGTGGGCCGACAACACCAAAACCATTGTTTCTTGTGGGGAAGCGGATTCCTATGACTACTATTCCGGTTTCTGTGCCGCTGTGGTCAAGAAGCTGTTCGGTTCCACCACCCACGCCAAGAAGGTTTTGGGTGCTTCCATTCAGATCAATGATTAACCTATTCCAGCACCAACAACAGGCCCTTGATGAAACCGAGGGGAAGAACCGGGTGGCCTATTACCTTGATATGGGCCTTGGGAAAACCTTTGTTGGTTCCGAAAAAGCCCTGAAGTTGAACAGCCGTGTAAATCTTCTGGTGTGTCAATGTTCAAAGGTTCAAGACTGGATTGAACACATGACAGAAAATTACGCCATGAATCATTGTTGGATGATTTATGACATGACCAAGAAAAATGAATTTGATTGGTTCATGAAGGCCGCAATGGAAGTTGATAACCCGGATCGGATTTGTGGCGTGATCAACTATGAACTGACCTTCAGGCGGAATGTGCTGAAAACCCTGACCGGCTTCACGCTGATGTTGGATGAAAGTTCCCTGATCCAGAACGAGAACGCCAAACGGTCAAAGTTCATTCTTGGGCTGAAACCGGATAATGTGATCCTTCTGTCAGGCACCCCCACGGGCGGCAAGTATGAAAACCTGTGGAGCCAATGCCAACTGTTGGGGTGGAAGATTTCAAAGGAATTGTTCTGGAAGCAGTACATTCAAACGGAATGGGTGGAAACCGATGGTTTTTGGCGGAAGCAAATTACCGGCTATAAAAATGTTGACCGGCTGAAGATGAAGCTGGCCGAACATGGGGCCGTTTTCATGACCACCGAACAGGCCGGAATCAGCCTTCCAAAACGGAACTGGATCAAGGTCAAAACCCGCCCTTCACCCCTTTATTGGAAGTTCTGGAATGATCGCTATGTTGCGATTGACAGCGCCAACCTTGGTGAATTTGAACTGGATGCTGATTTCTACGGTTCCAATGCCCATTGTGAACGGGAACTGATTGGCGATACCAGCTTGACCCGCCGCCTTTATGCCCGTCAGCTTTGCGGCCTATACAACCCGGCCCGTTATGAAGCCTTCCGGGATTTGGCGAACAGCACGGAAGATCGCTTGATCGTGTTCTATAACTTCACGGAAGAAATGGAACGCCTGAAGGGGATCGCCAAGGGCCTGAACCGCCCTGTGTCTGTTCTTTCCGGTGAAGAAAAGAACTTGGATGCTTACCGCTACCAGCACAACAGCATTACCTTCATTCAGTATCAGGCCGGTGCAATGGGCGGCAACTTCCAGCTTGCCAACAAAATCATTTATTTCAGCGTTCCCCAAGGTTCGGAACTGTGGGAGCAATCCCAAAAGCGTATTCACCGCCTTGGTCAAGAAAGGCCCTGTTTCTATTACCTGATGATCTGTCCGGGAACGGTTGAAGAAGATATTCTTTCCACTTTGGAAATGAGAAAGGACTATACCGATGAACTATTCAGAAAGTATGAGCAAGCGGCAACAGCACCGCAAAGCCCTTAACCAGCGGTTCAGGCGGATGTTCCTTGTGGCCCTTCTGATGGGCCTTGCAATGGGGTTTGTATTTGGGCGCTGTTCTGCTGTCAACAGCAAGGCCCCGGATGTCCCCATTGAACCGGATCAGCTTACCGCCGTGATCCCGGATGTGACCTTGGAGCCGGTGGAACCCCCGCTGGTGGAAGAACCCGCCGAACCTGAACCGGTGCTGTTGGGCAGTTTCAGAATTACCGCTTATTGTTCCTGTGAAAAGTGTTGCGGCGAATGGGCCAAGAACCGGCCCAACGGCATTGTGTATGGTGCCGCTGGTGTGGAACTGAAGGCCGGTGTTTCCTGTGCTTCCCCGCTTCCCTTGGGAACCGTGGTGGAAGTGGAAGGCTTGGGTGAATACATCGTTCAGGATCGCCCCGCCCAATGGGTGATTGACAAATACGGTGAAAACCAGATCGACATTTATTTTGACAACCATGAAGCCGCTTCCGCTTTCGGCCTGAAGCAGTTGAATGTTTATCTGAAAGGAGAACCCGAAAAATGATCAAATGTGAAAATGCTTGCCCCCGTGGAAAATTTGCTGGGTGTTGCCACAAATGCCCGGATTTCCACACTTGTCCTGATTCCTGTCAGGAAAACCCGAACGCCTGTGGTTCGGCCACCTTCGATGAAGAAACGGCCCTTCAGGAGTTCAAGAACACCCAGCTTGCCACCTTGAACGCCATTGCTTCTCTGACCGCCCACAAGAAGGCCATTGAGGAACAGGAAAAGGAAATGAAGGCTAAGTTGTATGAAGCAATGGTGAAGTTCGGCGTGGATAAGTTTGAATCCGATGTTCTGAACCTTACCCTTGTGAAGCCCACCAATGCCACCAGTATTGATTCCGCCAAGCTGAAGAAGAAATACCCGGACATTGCTTCCGAGTGTTCCAAGACCACCGCCAAGGCCGGTTATGTGAAGATCACCCTGAAAGGGGATAAGTCATGAGTTGCCGGGGCTTTGAACCTGTTTGCACCAATAATGAACTTCGGGAGTATTTCAGCGCCAAGGGCCTGACCTATGACAGCATTGATGAAGGTGATATTTTGATCCTTTGCATGATGCTTCAGAAGGAATTGAAGAAATCCAATAAGGCCGGTGAAACTTCCGTCACCATGACTTTGAGCAAACGGGTTGACATGAAGAAGGCCACTAACGGCCACATTACCGAGTGTTACATCTACATGAACGCCCACTATTTCACCCGGCGTGAATGTATCAGCTTCAACCGGGATGGGTGGATTGGCTTTGCTGGATGGGCCGATGATGGCAACACTAACCCGTTGCGCCGTGCCTTCCTTGCATGGTGTGACTATTTGGCGGAAGGTGGTGGGGCCGATGGCAAGGGATGAAGTGTGGGATGCCCTGAAAAATCATGCCAAACAGGTTCATTCAGAACGGGTTGCAAAGAACCCCGATCGGATCGCCTATGCCATTCAGCAGTTTGAAGCCCACGGCATTGAATACCAACTGAAGAATGAGCAAACCGGACATTTCCATTGTTGGCGGAAGTCTGATGATAAACTGTTCCAATTCTACGCTGGAACGGGTAAAATTCAGGGTTTCACCCAGGTCAGAGGTATTCACAGTCTGATTCAGATGTTGGAGGGGTGAGCCGATGGCCGGTGAAAAGAACTTTGAAAACCGCCTGAAGGAATGGCTGGAAGCTGAAGGGATATATCCCTTGGGTGAACCTGTTGACCACATGAGCGCCCCGCCTTGTGGCTTCTATGAAAAGCGTTGGGGTGGAAGCCGGTATGTGAAAAGCGGCCTTCCCGATATGCGGATCACCGTGAAGGGCATTGCCCTTGAAGTGGAGCTGAAGGCCACCGATGGAACCCCATCTGTGCTTCAGAAGCGTAATTTGGCCCAAATCAACGGTTCACAGGGGTTCGGGTTCATCCTTTACCCGGAAGGCTTTGAAGCCTTCAAGACTATTGTGAAAGGGGTGAAACAATGCGAGTTTCCCACAGCCGGGTTGAAGTCTTTGATAGATGCCCATACAAATACCGCTTGCGATATGTGGAAGGGATAGACACGATCCCGAACACGGATGCAGACAACGCCCTGATCCTTGGCACCGCCCTTCACACCGGCATTGAAGAAGGGGTTGAACAAGCCCTTGACTTCTACAAGAACAGCTTCCCGGTTCTGACGGATGATCACATTCATGAAATGATGAAGCTGGAAGCCATGATCCCCAAGGCAAAGGCCATGTTGCCGCCCGGTGGTTCCTTTGAATTGCCCATTGGGAACGGTGATTTTATCGGCTTCATGGATTATCTGGTTCCCGTGGGGAAGGGCCTGAAGCTGGATGGGCTGATCACCGGTGAAGATTTGGATGAATTTGAAGCGTTTGATCTGTACGATTTCAAGTATTCCAACAACGCCAAGAACTACGCCGTTTCCGGCCAGCTTCACGAATACAAGTATTGGTATGAACTGACCCATCCGGGCCACCGGATCAGGAATATGTATTTCCTGATTGTTCCCAAGGCAAAGATCAGGCAGAAAAGCACCGAAACCCTTTCCCAATTCCGTGACCGCTTGCAAGCGGCCTTGAAAGATGCTGAACCAACGCTGATGCCGGTTCAGTACAACCCCATGAAGATTGTGGACTTCCTGACCGATGTGAAGCACATGGTTGAAGCCACAGACTTTCCCAAGAACCCAAACCATTTTTGCGGATGGTGTGAGTATGAAGAATATTGTCAGAAAGGATGGGATTATATGTTACTTCCCAAGAATGAACGCCGTGACCTGAACGCCACCAAGAAGAAGGTTGTGTGGCTTTACGGCGCACCCTTCAGCGGCAAAACCTTCTTTGCCAATCAGTTCCCCGATCCCCTGATGTTGAACACGGATGGCAACATCAAGTTTGTGGATGCCCCCTATATCGCCATTCGTGACACCGTTACGGTGGAAGGCCGTATCACCAAGCGCAAGTTGGCCTATGAAGTGTTCATGGATGCCGTTACCGAACTGGAAAAGAAACAGAACGATTTCCGAACCATCGTGGTTGACCTTCTGGAAGATGTTTATGAATCGTGCCGGGTTTACATCTGTGACCGTCAGGGCTGGAAGCATGAATCTGATGATTCCTTCCGTGCGTGGGATATGGTCAGAAGTGAGTTCCTGAACACCCTGAAGCGGCTTGTGAATCTGGACTATGAAAACATCATCCTGATCAGCCATGAGGACAGAAGCCGTGACCTGACCCGCAAGGGCGGCGATAAGATCAGTTCCATCAAGCCGAACCTTCAGGATAAGGTGGCAAACAAGGTGGCCGGTATGGTTGATCTGGTGGCCCGTATCGTGGCGGACGATGATGAACGGGTGCTGTCTTTCAAGACTTCTGAAGTGATCTTCGGCGGTGGCCGTTTGACTGTCCATGATAAGGAAATCCCGCTGACCTATGACGCTTTCTGTGAAGTCTACGAGGAAGCCAACCAGAAGGCCGCAGGAGCCGTGAAGCGTGGCGGCAATACCCCGGCTACCCCCGCACCCGAAACCACCGACACGGCCACCACAGCGCCCAGCAGAAGGGGCAGAAAGGCCAAGGCTGAAACCCCGCCCCCGGTTGATAACTATGACCCGGCTGAAGATGCGGCAAAGGCGGCTTGCTGTGATCCTGATGGAACTTGGACACCGGGCGGCGGTGAACAGGATGATTCTGTTCCTGTTGCTGAATCGGCCACCGGTGACACCCCGCCTTGGAACGATCTTCCCAAATGCCCGGACGGTGAGCGCATTTTCAAACAGCATGACCAGAACCCGGAAATCCCCCTTTGCCCGTCCATTGACGCTGGCCACCGTTGCCACAAGGAAGGTGGCCCCGATGGTTGCCCCCTGTGGGATCGCCCCAAGGCCCCGGCAGAGGAACCCGCACCCAAGACGGATGCCAACCCGCCCCGCCGTACCCGGAAGAAGCGTGAAGAATAATGGCTGATGTGCTGATGATTGCCGGGAAGCCTGAAACCATCTTCAAGGCCCGTGATTTTGAATATCTGGTTGAAAAATACATGGGTTATGAAGCGGCCAAGTATTTTCGGGAATACGCTGAAAAAGCTGATGAAGAAGTCAGATCGGCCAAGGCCGGCGAAAACACAGACCTTGCTTCCTATGAAGCTGACCTTGAAAGCAACCGCAGAGCCTTTCAGGACATTCAGACGGAAGCCGCAGTTATCACGGGTGTTCTTCAAGAAAAACGGATAAACCGTGAGAAGATCGCCCATGCAATCAGGGAAATTGGAAAAATTCTTTCCAACCAAATATAAAAACAACATTTTTGGAGGTAAAAAACTATGGCTATTGATTTTGACAAGATTGATCGTTCTGTTGATCTGAAGGGCCTTCAGGCTGATGTGGAGGATGCCAAGAAGAACGGCGGCGGTGATTTCCCCACCATTCCCGCTGGCAAGTATGAAGTGAAGCTGGAAAGCATGGAGATCAAAGGCACCAAGGCCGATCCCAACCGCCCCATGCTGGCCGTGTCCTTCAAAATCCTGTCCGGTGAGTTCAAGAACCAGCGCCTTTTCATGAACCGTGTCCTTTACGGCACCAAGAATGACAAGAACATGATCGCTTCCGCTATGGGCTTCCTTGAAAAGCTGGATTCTGGTGTTCCTATCAGCTTCACCAGCTACAAGCAGTTTGCCCAGCTTGTTCTTGATGTGGCGGAAGCCATTGATGGAACCTTGGAATATGCGGTGGACTATGATGATTCCCGCTTCAATTCCATCACTGTTGAGGAGGTTTTTGAGGTTGAAAACTGACCGCAGATTTTTTATAATCAAATCGAGCACAAATAGTGCTTGATGCGGTTTTGAACCTTAACTTTCAAGCACAACCTGTGGGGCTTCGGCCCCACAATGGCCCCAAGTGAAAGCCTTCCCGTGGCGGGGCTGATAAGGCGGTAACGCTGACCGATTTCACAAAAGCTGAAAGGATGTGAGTTGATGATCTTCTATGATTTTGAGGTTTTCCGGTATGACTGGCTTGTTGTCCTGATCGACCTGAACGCCCGGAAAGAAACCGTGATTATCAACGATCCCGACAAGCTGAAACGCTTCTATGAGGAACACAAGGGTGTGATTTGGGCCGGTTACAATTCCCGGAACTATGATCAGTACATCCTAAAGGCCATTCTGTGTGGGTTTGATCCAAAGCCTGTGAATGATTGGATCATTGCAGAGGCTAAACCCGGTTACAGATATTCAAGCCTGTTCAGGGAATACCCGCTGATCAATTATGATGTGATGCCGAACCCGCCAATCAGCCTGAAGGCGCTGGAAGCGTTCATGGGCCATTCCATAAAAGAAACTTCTGTTCCCTTCGACATTGACCGGCCTTTGACTGAAGCAGAGTTGGCCGAAACGGTCAAATATTGCCGCCATGATGTGGAACAGACGGTGGAAGTGTGGTTACGGCGGAAGGAAGATGAATTTGATGCTCAAATGTCACTTGTGAAGGCGTTTCACCTTCCCATTTCTGACATTGGCCGCACCAAAGCACAGCTTTCCGCCAAAATCCTTGGGGCCGTTCAAAGGGAACACAATGATGAATTTGAAATTGAGTTCCCGCCCAGCTTGCGGATCGAAAAATACACGGAAGTTTTGAATTGGTACAAGAACCCCTTGAACCGTGATTATTCCAAAACCCTTGAATTGGATGTGGCCGGGGTTCCCCATGTGTTCGCTTGGGGTGGCCTTCACGGGGCCATTTCCAAATATCACGGGGAAGGTTGGTTTGTCAATGTGGATGTGGCTTCCTATTACCCGTCTTTGATGCTGGTTTATAAGTGGCTTTCCCGTAATGTTCACGATCCTTCCAAGTATGCGGAAATCTATCACACCCGCCTGAAGCTGAAGGCGGAGAAGAACCCCATGCAACAGCCTTACAAGATTGTTCTGAACAGCACCTATGGCGCTATGAAGGATAAGCACAATGCCATGTATGACCCCCGGCAAGCCAACAATGTTTGTGTGGGCGGTCAGCTTCTTCTTCTGGATTTGATTGAACGGCTGGAAGATCATTGTGAAATCATCCAGAGCAACACAGATGGTATTTTGGTCAAACTTCGTCGGTATGAAGATTTTGAAATGCTGGATGATCTGTGTTGGGAGTGGGAGCAAAGAACCGGGATGCGCCTTGAATTTGATGAATTTCAAAAGGTGTATCAGAAGGATGTGAACAATTACATCATTGTTCCTTCCGGGCCGCTTCGTGACGAAAAAGGGAAACCCCGCTGGAAGTGCAAGGGTGCCTATGTCAAAAAGCTGTCTGATCTGGATTATGACCTTCCCATTGTCAACCGGGCCATTGTGAACTATTTCCTTCAGGGGATCAGCCCGGAAACAACCATCATGGAATGTTCCAATCTTCGAGATTTTCAGAAGGTTGTGAAGGTGTCCAGCAAGTACAAATATGCCCTTTATTCCCCGGTGATTACGGAAGCCAAGATCAGGGATGAAAAAGGCCGTTCCAAGAAAATCACCCGCTTCAGCGGCGGTGAGGTTCAAACGGATAAAACCTTCCGGGTGTTTGCTTCCAAGGATCAGAGCAAGGGCGGAATCTTCAAGGTTTCCGGGAAAATCGTCAAGGGCCGGGAAAAGAACCCCGAAAAGTTCGGCAACACCCCGGATCATTGTTTCTTCATCAATGATGATGTGACCAACCTTCCTATCCCGGATGAACTGGACAAGCAGTATTACATTGATGTTGCTTGGGATCGGTTGAAAGATTTCGGGGTGGAACGATGAACAATAAAACCTTTCGGGGGGGGGGAGCGTTGAAGCATGGAACTGTTTAGGGGCTATGTGCCTACCAGAAATAAACAATGCCTTGAAAAGTTCAAAGGCGTTGAAAAACTGAAAACCCGTTCTGAAGTCCAAGACCTTGATGAATACGCCGGTATTCTTGGGGAAGAAACCATCCTGATTGATGTGGATGATGCGGAAACATCTGAACTTTTGTTCAGAATTGTTCAGGATTTAGAACTGAAGTGCAGAGTGTACGCCACCACACGGGGAAAACACTTCTTGTTCAAGAACTGTGGTGTTAAAAAAAGCTGGACGAAATGCACCTTGGCCGTGGGTATCACCACGGATGGAAAGGTTGGAGCCAATAACAGTTATGAAATCTTGAAGTCCGGTGGCGTGGAACGCCCCATTCTGTATGACTTCCCTGAAGGGGAGATTCAGGAACTTCCCAAGTGGCTGACCCCGGTGAAAAGCAACTATGATTTCCCGAACCTTGGGGAAGGTGATGGGCGGAACCAAACCCTGTTCAACTACATTCTGACCCTTCAGAGTGACGATTTCACCAAGGAAGAAGCCCGTGAATGTATCAGGCTGATTAACCGTTATGTGCTGAAAAAGCCCCTTTCCGATAAGGAACTTGATGTGATCCTTCGGGATGATGCCTTCAAGAAAACATCCTTCTTCCGGGATAAAACCTTCCTGTTTGATAAGTTCGCCACCTACCTGAAGAACAACAACCATATTGTGAAGATCAATAACCAGCTTCACATTTACAAGGATGGTATCTATGTTTCCGGTGCCGGTGAGATTGAAGGGGCCATGATCAAGCTGATCAGCAACCTGAAACGGGCGTGGCGTTCGGAAGTCCTGTCCTATCTGGAAATCATGATTGAGGAAAACACCAAGGTCACCAACCCGAATATCATTGCTTTCAGCAACGGCCTTTACAATATCCGGGATGGTTCCTTCAAAGAGTTCACCCCGGATGTGGTCATTACAAACAAAATCCCGTGGCCGTACAACCCCGCCGCCCATGATGATCTGTTGGATCATACCCTGAACCGGCTGGCCTGTGATGATCCTGAAGTCCGGGCCTTGCTGGAAGAAATGGTGGGCTATTGTATGTACCGTCGCAATGAACTTGGCAAAGCCTTCATCCTGATTGGCGATAAGAGCAACGGCAAATCCACCTTCCTTCATGTGGTGAAGAACCTTCTTGGGGATCAGAACATTGCTTCCCTTGACCTGAAGGAATTGGGCGATAGGTTCAAAACCGCTGAACTGTTCGGCAAGCTGGCGAACATCGGTGATGATATTGGTGATGAATTTATTGCCAATGCTTCCGTGTTCAAGAAGCTGGTCACGGGTGATCGGGTGAATGTGGAGCGCAAAGGCCAAGATCCTTTTGAGTTCAACAATTATTCCAAGTTCCTGTTCAGCGCCAACAATATTCCCCGTATCAAGGATAAAACCGGAGCCGTTCAGCGGCGTTTGGTGATCGTTCCCTTCGATGCCAAGTTCACCCCCAATGATGCTGACTTCCGCCCGTTCATCAAGGATGAATTGTGTGAACAGGGTTCTATGGAATATCTGGCCTTGCTTGGCCTTCAGGGGTTGAAGCGGGTTCTTGGGAACGCAAAGTTCACCACTTCCAGCAGAGTTCAGGGGCAGTTGGACGAATATGAGGAAAACAACAATCCCATTATTGGGTTCATCAAAGAAATTGGGCTGGATTGCATTGTGAATGAGCCTACCAAGACGGTTTACCGGAAGTATAAGGAATATTGCATTGCAAACAACTTCCAAGCCCTTTCCAACATCGAGTTTTCCAGACAGATCACCAAGCGTTGTGGGTTGGTGATTGTGGATAAGTGGATCAGCCGCCTTGGGAAATGCCGGGTGTTTGTAGAAGAAAGTGAGGAATAACCAATGGATACTAAAATTGAACTGTACCATGATAATTTTCAAAATTTCAAAAGGTACAATATTCCCAAAGCCCAACTTGTCATTGCTGATATTCCCTATAATATCGGGGTTGATGCTTACGCAAGTAATCCTATGTGGTATCAGGGCGGCGACAACAAGAACGGGGAAAGTAAGTTGGCAAAATCCAGCTTCTTTCATACAGATGGCACCTTCAAGATTGCGGAATATATGCACTTCTGCAACCGCCTTCTTCGGAAGGAACCAAAGGAGAAAGGACAGGCCCCGGCTATGATTGTGTTCTGTGCCTTTGAGCAGATGCAAACCGTCATTGACTACGGGAAGAAATATGGGTTTGAAAAGTCTTACCCGCTGTTCTTTACAAAGAACTATTCCGCCCAAGTTCTGAAGGCCAACATGAAGATTGTTGGTGCCACAGAATTTGCGGTGGTGCTGTATCGGGATAAACTTCCCAAGTTCCGAAACATCGGCCCTGACGGGAACAAACACATGGTTTTCAACTGGTTCCCTTGGGAGAGGGACAACCGGAAGGAATATCCCAAAATCCATCCCACCCAAAAACCTATCGGAGTTCTGAAACGGCTGATTGAGGTTTTCACCGATCCGGGGGATGTGGTCATTGATCCTGTTGCCGGAAGTGGAACAACCCTTCGGGCCGCATACGAATTGGGGCGCAACGCTTACGGTTTTGAAGTTGATAAAAACTTCTACATAGCCGCTATGGAGAAAATGATCCCCGGGAAGAAGGATGGTGCTGAATGACCCACGAATATTCCAAGTTCAAGAACAAAAATATTCCCTATGCCAAGGTTGGGCGGCGGGTGTTCAATAGTCTGTTTGATGCAGAAAACTTTTGCACCGAACACGGCCTTGATGTCAATTCAGCTATTGAATATCGGGATGATCCTGAATTGAAAAATAACATTCAAACAATCGCCCAATACCAGAAGGCCATTCTTCAGGAATGTTTAGACCGGCTGAAGGCCCGTGCTGAAACCTTGGTTCAAGAAATCAACCGGTGTAATGCTGATTTGGAAAAGTGTCACCCGCTGGATCGTGGTTTCTTGACGGATCGGCGGAATGAAGCCATTGCAAAACATACGGGTACGATGGAAGCCCGTGAGATTGTGGCCGGATTGAAAAATAATTTAGAAAGGTTGACTGGTTGGCATGATTAAAGACAGCGGTGAACGCACCGAGTTTGGAACCGGCGCTGTTCGTGATATGCACAGCGGCAAAGGCCGCATGGATTTACTTCCGTGGGAAGCCTTGGTGGAGGTTTCCAAGCATTGTGAAGAAGGGGCCTTGAAGTATGGTGAACGGAACTGTGAAAAGGGTATTCCCATTCACAGCCTGATTGATTCAGCCTTCCGCCACCTTGCCAAATACATGATGGGGATGGACGATGAACCCCACCTTCGGGCGGCTTGCTGGAATTGCCTGTTCGCCCTTTACATGGAGATCAAGCACCCGGAACTTCAGGACATACCCACACGAATGAAAGAAGGCCAATGATGGAGTATAAACACAAGATAGGTTGGCTTGATCCAAGTGGAACTATGATTGAATGTGGTCATTCTGATCATATTGCAACAGCAAGAACTTTGGTCAATCTTTACCACTACCAAAACCCAGACCATTTACCGGAAGATGATGTGCTATTGAAACACGGATGGGTTCATGTTACCGTGTCACTTCTTGGAAATCGTGAATGGTGTATTTGGTGGGAAAATAGGTTGACTGATTATCAAAAAAATTATCTTCGCCCTTATTTTGAAGAAAGTGAAATTCAGCCTTCTTTCGGAAGCTTATGTAAATGGGAATCTGAAATGTGAAAGGATGCAGAACAATGAAAATTATCAAACCTGATGTGCAGTTCATCACCCCGATTGATGGGGCCACCATTCTGAAGCGGTTGGAACAATGTGGCCGTGTCTGCTACAAGTCCGAGGACAAAATCACGGAAGGTTCCGCTGAAAAGTTCGTTGCCGGGATCATCAAGCGTGGACATGAAGCGGTTTTAGAACATTGTTCCTTCACGGTGAAGTTCATTTGTGATCGTGGGGTTTCTCATGAGATCGTGCGCCACCGGATGGCTTCTTACTGTCAGGAATCCACCCGCTATTGCAATTATGGCAAGGGCAAGTTCGGTGAGGAAATCACGGTGATCAAGCCTTGTTTTTGGGATGAAAACACCTTGGGCGAGAAGGTGAAAATGGATTGTTGGAGAATTGCCATGCGGGATGCTGAAGATGCCTATTTTGCCTTGCTGGATGAAGGCTGTTCCCCGCAAGAAGCCCGTTCTGTTCTGCCTAACAGCCTGAAAACGGAAGTGGTCATGACTGCCAACATTCGGGAATGGCGGCATTTCCTGAAGTTGCGCTGTTCACCCGCCGCACACCCGCAGATGCGGGAAGTGGCCCTGATCCTGTTGGACAAGGTTCACGCCCTGATTCCGGTGTGCTTCGATGATATTTGGAGTGAATACCATGCCGATGTTTAAGAAGTCCGGTGGTAAAATCTTCGCCGTTCAGTTCAACAAAGCTGAAGAACGGGCCTTGGATCAGGAAATCAAGAAACAGATTGTGGAAAATGATCGGGCCTTTGACATGGACAAAGAATCATCCATCCTGTGGATGCTTCACACTCAATTTGGCTTTGGCCCAAAGCGCCTGAATCTGGCGTGGAAGCTGTTCTATGCCGAAACCTTGAAGCTACGGGAACATTACCTGATGGAACAAGCCGATGATGGGTGGTTGGCCCGTAAAAAGCTGAAGGACATTGGGTGTGACATTGAAGAATGGTACAGAGAAGAAGGAGGGAAAACCGATGCCTAAACCTTGGGAAAATGCTGAAGGGTATCACGATCCGACAGCCTACCACGGCACAAAGAATATCATCCGTGACGAGGATGAACAGCAGAAGCGGGTGAACACCCTGATCTTCGTCCTGAAGTACATCACCCGTTTGGCGGGGTTTGAGCTTCTGAACCGCATTGAAATCAAAGACCGTAAGACCGGGAGGGAATACAAATGAAAGAGCCATTCAAGTGTTGTTGGAATTGCCGCCTTGGTGGAATACGCCTTCACCTGTCAGATAAAAAGCAAGACGATGAATCCGCCGTAACTGAAAGATTGTGTATGTCACTTACTGAAATGCTACTCCATCCCGGAAAAGTTGGCCCTTCAAAAAATCCGTACATTGTTCGTGACTGTCCTGAATTTTATTCCAGACCTTCAGAAATCAATTTTGGGCATGAAATAAGTGAAGCAGAAGCTAAAAAATTGAACACCATGACCGTTGCTGAACGGTTGAAATATTGGTGGAACACCTTGAACGCCTAACCAGTATTTCTTCAATAGGGGTTGGAACAGCGGCCTTCAATATATGTGGAATGATGTTGAAGGCCCTGAAACCCTTGCAATACCTTGATTTTATGTGAAATCCTTCAACATTCAACATTCAACAGATTACTTCAATTATTTAGAAGAAAAAATATATAGTATATGAAGAATGTAATAATAGTGAAGAAGGCGCTTCTGATCTTGAATGTTGAAGGATTTTCCGAAAGCCCTTGAAATATCGGCGTTTGATGCCCTTCAACATTTATTCCAGAAAGGATGTGTTACATAGTGAATGACAAAGACCTTTCCCAACAGGCTAAAGAATACTTTGCCCAAATCAGGAAAACGGATCGTTTGATCAACCGGCTTGATAGCACCATTGTAACCTTGCGTTCCAGCTTGACTTCCACCGGAAGCCAACTGAAGCAGGACAAGGTTCAGACTTCAGGCCCTAAGAATACCCTTGAAGAAACCATCACCAAGATCATTGACCTTGAAGCCAAGATCAATGCCCGGATTGATGAACTTGTGAGCATGAAACAGGAAGCGTTCACCATGATCAACCGGATTCCTGACCTTGATCAGCAAAATATTCTGATCGGGCGCTATATTCAGTTGAAAAAATGGGAAGATATTTCTGAAGAACTGAATTATTCTATGCAATGGGTTTTTGAACTTCACGGAAAAGGTTTACTTGCTTTTGCCAAGGCAAACAGCGACTTTCTAAACAACCGAGAAAACCAGAGTGCCACCGGTTCCAAACAGAGTAAAGAATCGGTAGAATAGTAAATAAGAAATTGCGCCTACGGGAAACCGGGGCGCTTTTTCTATGCCTGATGAAAGGGGTGAATACCTGTGACACCAAGACAGCGGAAGTTCTGTGATGAATACCTGATCAGCGGCAATGCTACGGATGCGGCAATCAAGGCGGGGTATTCGCCCAAGACCGCAAAGCAGACGGGTTCTGAAAACCTTGCAAAACCTGACTTGAAAGCGTACATCGAAACCGAACTTGAAAAACTTCATTCGGCCAAGATCGCTGATGCTGAAGAAGTCATGAAATACCTGACTTCGGTAATGCGGGGTGAACATACTGAAGAAATCCCGATCCTGTGCGGTGACGGTTGCCAAGAGTTGACGCAGAAAGAGGTTGGAGCCAAGGAAAGACTGAAGGCCGCTGAACTGATCGGCAAGCGTTATGGTATGTTCACGGACAAGGTAGGTGTGGAAGGGGCCGTTCCGGTGATTATCACGGGGGATGATCAACTTGAAGATTAGCCCACAGGCCAAGCGGGTTCACCTTCCTGAAGTGGTTGGCAAGGGTTACGGAACCTTCTGGAACTTCAAAGGCCGTTACCGGGTGTGTAAGGGAAGCCGTGCTTCCAAGAAATCCAAGACAACGGCCCTGAACATCATCAAACGGATGATGCAATACCCGGAAGCCAACACCCTTGTGGTTCGCAAGGTGTTCAGAACCTTGAAAGATTCCTGTTTCACTGAACTGAAATGGGCAATCAACCGCCTTGGGGTTTCAGCCTATTGGGAAATCAAAGAAAGCCCCCTTGAAATGACCTACCTTCCCACCGGTCAGAAGATTTACTTCCGGGGCCTTGATGATCCCCTGAAGGTCACTTCAATTACGGTTGAAATAGGGTTTCTGTGCTGGTGTTGGATTGAAGAAGCATACGAAATCATGAATGAAGCTGATTTTGATATGCTGGATGAATCCATCCGTGGTGCTATCCCGGAAGAAACCGGCCTGTTCAAGCAAATCACGCTGACATTCAACCCGTGGAACGAAAAGCATTGGATCAGGAAACGCTTCTTCGGGGAGATCACCGGCAAGGATGCCCAAGGGAACCCCACATACAAGTTCCATGATAGCTGGATCAGCCCGGATGGGCAGATTTACGCCACAACCACCAATTACCTGTGTAATGAATGGCTGGACACGGCGGATTTGAAGGTGTTCAACACCATGAAGGAAAACAACCCCCGCCGTTACAAGGTGGCTGGCCTTGGGGGTTGGGGCATTGTGGATGGCCTGATTTTCGATAATTGGCGGGAAGAAGCCTTTGATTATCTGGCTATTTCCAAAAAGCCTGATGTGAAAAGCGCCTTCGGCCTTGACTTTGGTTATACCAACGATCCCACGGCCCTGTTCTGTGGGCTGGTGAGTGAGAAGGAAAGAACCATTTGGGTTTTTGATGAACTGTATGAAAAGGCCCTGACGAACCGGGCAATCTGTGACCGGATCACCGGCATGGGCTACGGCAAGGAACGGATCAAGGCCGATTGTGCCGAACCCAAGAGCATTGATGAATTGCGGGATGCTGGCCTTCATCGTATCAGAGCCGCCCGGAAGGGCAAGGACAGCGTGAACAACGGAATCCAGTACATTCAGGGTTACACCATCATTGTTCATCCCCGATGCGTGAACTTCATCACAGAGATTTCAAACTACACATGGGCAGAAGATAAGTTCGGGGCCAAGATCAATGTTCCCATTGACGATTTCAACCACCTTATGGACGCTATGCGTTACGGGCTGGAAGATATGTTGGTTGGCCCCGCCTTCAGCTTCGACTAATAACATGATAGTAACAAAACACACGAAAAACGCACGGTTTCCGTGTGTTTGCGTTTATTAAGCAATGAAGAAAGGCGGTAAGTGAATATGTTTCTGGATAACGCTATGGAGCGTATCAACCGCCTGATCCTTCAGGGTGGGCGAACCGGCATGACTGAAAATCAGTTCTTCGCCGCTGAAATCAAGGAATGGAAGAATAGTCAGCGCCGCAAGGATCAGGTTATAGGTGATCTGTACTATGAAGGACAGCATGACATTCTTCAGCGTCAGCGCACAATCATTGGTGAAAACGGTCAACTTCAGGTGGTGACGAACCTTCCGAACAACCGCCTGATTGATAACCAATATGCCCTGATGGTGGATCAGAAAACCAACTACCTTGTGGGCAAGCCCTTCACCCTGAACTGTCAGGATAAGGGTTACACGGATGCTTTGGGCAAGGTTTTCAACAAACGGTTTTACCGGCTTCTGAAATATGTTTGTGAAGATGCCCTGAACGGTGGCATTGGCTGGCTTTATCCTTACTACAATGAAGCTGGTGAATTGACCTTCAAGCATTTCCCGGCCTATGACATTCTTCCTTTTTGGGCTGACGATGATCACACCATCCTTGATTGTGCGATTCGTTACTACACCCAAGAAGTGTGGAACGGCTACCAGAAGGAAAAGGTGGAGAAGGTGGAAATCTTCAAAGCCGATGGCATTTACCGGTATATCTATCAGAATGATATGCTGATTGCCGATGTGGAAGCCGGTGAACACGAAAACTATTTCATGGTTGAGGAAGAAGGCCAAGAACCCAAGGGGTTCAACTGGACAAGGATTCCGCTGGTTCCCTTCAAGTATAACAAACAGGAAATCCCCCTGATCCGCCGTGTGAAAACCCTTCAGGACGGAATCAACACCATGATTTCCGACTTTGAAAACAATATGCAAGAGGACGCACGGAACACCATTCTGGTTCTGAAGAACTATGACGGTGAAAACCTTGGTGAGTTCCGCCACAACCTTTCCACTTATGGAGCCGTGAAGGTTCGTGAGGATGGCGGGGTTGAAACCCTTCAGGTTGAAATCAATGCAGAGAACTACAAGGGCATTTTGGAACTTTTGAAGAAGTCCTTGATTGAAAATGCCCGTGGTTACGATGCCAAGGATGATCGTTTGAGTGGCAACCCCAATCAAATGAACATTCAATCCATGTATTCTGACATTGACCTTGACGCAAACGGCATGGAAACCGAGTTCCAAGCGGCCTTTGAAGAACTGTTGTGGTTCATCAATCAGGATTTCAGCAACAGGGGCTTGGGCGATTATGAAGGCGCTGAACTTCAGATCGTGTTCAACCGTGACATTCTAATCAATGAAACGGAATCCATTGAAAACTGTTCCAAGTCCGTTGGTATTCTGTCCACGGAAACCATTGTGGAACAGCACCCGTGGGTTACGGATGTTGAAGTGGAGCTGGCCCGGTTGCGTAAGGAAAAGGATGAAGCAATGGAACAAGCACAGGAATACGCCGGGGCCTTCCAGACCGGCAACCAGAACAAAGGTGACAATGGCGAGGGTGAATAACCCCCGCCGTTTCACAATATATGCCGGGGCAGACCTTGAGTGTGGCGGGGTGCTATTACTCCTACCCGCCAAAGGGTGAAATTCCCTTCCCCGGCCCATCATGGCCCGTTAGTCAAGTGGTTAAGACACCGCCCTTTCACGGCGGTAACGCCGGTTCGATCCCGGCACGGGCTACCATGGCCACAAAGGAAGGAACCAAAATTCAGCAAGGCGCAAGCCCCTATGAAGAAACAGCGTGGCCTTCTATGCTGAAGTGGATGGAATAGGCAGACACGGCGGATTCAAAATCCGTTGCCGCAAGGCGTGTGGGTTCAAATCCCACCTTCAGCACCATTTTTCAGGATTGGAGGAACGGCCCATGAGAAATGCGGATTATTGGCGTGGGCGGTTTTCCATCTTGGAGGACAGCGCCCACAGAGAAGCCCAAAAGACCATTCAGGACATGGAAGAACTGTATCTGGATGCACAGCGTTCCGTTCAGAAGGAAATTGAAAGCTGGTATGCCCGTTTTGCGGTGAACAACCAAATCAGCCTGACCGATGCCCGGAAATGGTTGACTGCTGGACAGCTTGAAGAATTTCATTGGAGCGTTGAACAGTATATCAAGATCGGTGAACAGGCCGGGTTGGATGCGGCATGGCTGAAGAAGCTGGAAAATGCGTCCGCCCGGTTCCACATTTCCCGCCTTGAAGCTGTCCAGACAGGTATTCAACAACAGCTTGAATTGCTATATGGCAATCAGGTTGATAGTCTGGATGCCCTGTTGAAGAAGGTTGTGGGCAATGGCTACACCCACACGGCTTTTGAGGTTCAGAAGGGTGTGGGCCTTGGCTGGGATATTACCGGGCTGGATCAGAAGAAACTTAAAACATTGCTTTCAAAGCCTTGGACAACGGACGGGCGAACCTTCCGGGATCGTTGTTGGTTGAACAAGAATGATCTGGTGGGTTCGGTTAGCAAGAGCCTGACGCAAGGGCTTCTTCGGGGTGATTCCCCGGCCAAGATCACCACGGCTATTCAGAAGCAGTTCGGGGTTCATCGGTATAAGGCGGGGCGGTTGGTCAACACCGAAACCACCTATTTCAACGCTGTTGCCACCAAGGAATGTTACAAGGATTTGGATGTTGAAATGGTGGAAATCATTGAAACGCTGGATTCCCATACCTGTTCCATTTGTGGTGGGCTTGATGGTACGGTGATCCCCATTTCCCAATATGAACCCGGCGTGACTGTGCCGCCGTTCCATCCCAACTGTCGAGGAACTACGGCCCCGGCCATTGATCCCAAGTATGCCGGTGAAAGAGCCGCCCGGAACGCTGATGGGGATGTGTACTATGTTCCCGCCAACATGAAATATGCTGATTGGGTTCAGACCTTCGTGAACGGCGGTTCCAAGGCTGGCTTGACCGTTGCAAAAGCTGTTGATATAATGAAATTGCGGGAAACTATCAAGGCAAAAGAACAGCATTTTTCTGATTTGAAAGCTGAATATGCTTCTTTGGAGGAAACGAACCAGCGGTATTATTTATCTTCTTCGGATTTTGATGATCCCAATGAAAAAGCAGAATGGCGAAAGTGGCGAAAAACGGTTGATATTAACCAAGTTCAAGCCCGTATGTCAGAATTGCGAATGAAGGATTTGCCCCTTGCAAATGCAGATTTGGCGGAAGCAAGATTCCAGCTTTTGAAGGCTCCCGGCGCTTCAGGATATACCCCGGTTTCGACTTTGAAAGAAGCTGAAGCATATTGCAAATCTGTTCTTGGAATCAATGCTGATTTTAAGGGGCTTTCTATTGAATCGGTGAATGGGTGGAATCAGGGCCTTTCAGATATGCAAGAAGTATTTCCAGATTTGGTGCGGAAAAGATTTAATTTTGTTGGAGAATCCCATCAGAGAAATGCTATTGCCAAACAAATTGAATTTCAACGGCAACTTGACTGGATTAAGCAAAACAATGTTTACAACTGGACGGATGCCCAATGTGAAGAATGGGCAAAGAAAAAGGCTAATTCGTTTGTTCGGAAGTATCTTTCAGTTGGAAACGAAATGGCTTCCAGTTGGTCACCCCGCCCACCGTTCGATCCTTGCCGGGGTATCTGCCTGAACCGTGGCTTCTATGCTGACTTTGAATCTGCTTCAAAGTCTATGATCCGTCAGGTAGAAATTAAGTGGCACCCGGATAGTTGTTCCACGGTGAAATCTGTGTTTGATCATGAGTTCGGGCACCAATTAGATGATTGGTTGGGAGTTGGAAAACAGAAGAATATTCAGGCCCTATTTGATTCCAGAACCAGAGATCAAATTAAAGATGAACTTTCGGAATATGCGTGGAATAACCACAATTCAAATCGCTATTCTGAAATGATCGCTGAAGGTTGGTCAGAGTATTGTAACAACCCTAACCCCCGCCCAATGGCAATGGAAATTGGAGAAACCATAGAAAGGTTGTATGTAGAATGGGCAAAGACGAATTTTTGAAAGAAGCCCGTAAAATGGGGATAAATGAAAAGCTGATTGCTGAAATTGTGGAGGAAGTGGAAGAAGATATTGCTTCTGGCCTTCCGATTGATTGGAAAATGTATCTAATTGAACCAGTAATCAGCGATTAACCCTATATCTGATGATTTGACCACCCCGGCCTTTGGCCGGTGGTGGTTTTTTCATACCATTTTCGCCGTTTCCCGGTGGTGGGCGGTAAACAGAACCGGGAAAATCGTGGTTCCTAACCCACGGTAAAAAAGGATTTTGGAGGTAACAACAATGACTAAAGAAAAGCTGTTGGAATGGGGCCTGACTGAAGAACAGGCCACAAAGGTTATGGAGGGCTTGAACGGTTCCTTCGTCACCAAGGCCCGGTTCAATGAGGTCAACACCGAACTGACCACCGCCAAGAACACCATCAAAGAGCGTGACACCCAGCTTGAAACGCTGAAGAAGGCTTCTGGTGACACCAAGGCCCTTCAGGATCAGATCACACAGCTTCAGGCCGATAACAAGAAGAAGGACACGGATCACGCCGCTGAACTGAAGAACCTGAAAATCAGCAATGCGGTTGAACTGGCCCTGACCGGTGCAAAGGCCAAAAACAACACCGCTGTTAAGGCGCTGTTGGTTGATTTCATCGGTAAGGCTGAATTGGCGGAGGATGGAACCGTCAAGGGCCTTGATGATGAAGTCAAGAAGTTGGTGGAAGGCAAGGACACGGCTTTTCTTTTTGAGAAGTCCACCGGCACCAAGTTCAAGGGGGCCAAATCCGCTGAAAAGGGTGATGGCGCTGAAGGCGGCATGACCCTTGAAAAGCTGAAGGCCATGAACCCCTTGGATCGCTACAACTATTCCGTCAACCATCCTGACGAATACAAAGAACTTTATGGAGGTAATGAGTAATGGCAAATACTTGCTACGATAACTTTTTCCTGTCCAACGAAATTGAAGATCAGTACCAGAGCCACCTTGATCTTCAGCAGTTTTGCACCGTGGACAACAACCTGACCGGCGTTGCTGGCATGGTTCGCAAGATTCACAAGTACAAGGCCACCGATGGCACCGAGAAGCTGACCATGGGCAACGGCAACACCAAGACCATTGAAGCCGGTTACACCGAGAAGGAATACCGGATTCAGATGGCCCAGAACCGCTTCCAGTATTATGACGAGGAAGCCATGACCGATCCCATGGTGATCACCACCGGCACCCGTCACGCTGGTACGGATATGTTCAACACCGTGAACGCTGACATTTTCGGCGCTTTCAACGAGGCCACCATGACCATCGTGACCACCGCCCTTGGCTTTGATGCCTTTGTGGATGGTGCGGCCATGCTGAATCTGGAAAACCTTGAAGGCGTGACCATCTTCGGCTTCGTCAACCCCGCTGATATGGCGAAACTTCGTAAGGCCCTGAAGGACGATCTGAAGTATGTGGAAGCATACGCCAAGCAGGGCTATGTTGGCACCGTGGGCGGTATCAACATCTACACCAAGAAGAACGCCGAAACCGGCAAGGTGGTCATTGCCACCAAGGAAGCTGTTACCCTGTTCAACAAGAAGGGTACGGAAGTGGAACAGGAGCGTGAAGGCAACATCCGCCGTAACACGGTTTATTCCCGCAAGTATTACCTTGCGGCCATGACCAATGAAGCCAAGGCGGTGAAGATCATCACCGGTTCCGCCGCTGTCACCGCTGATACCACGGTTTCCAGCGACAAGACCTATTACGCCGCTTCCGGTATCGGCTATGTGAAGGTCACGCCCGGTTCCGGTGACAACCCCAAGACCAAGGGTTGGTACGAAATCACGGCGGCGTAAGAAAGGCGGTGAACCCCGTTGCGTGATAAAGCGGTTGCAATGCTAACGGCCCTTGGCGTGGCGGGGGCCGCTGATGATCCGTTGTTGGATATTGTCTTGAACAATGTTCAATGGCGGATCAAAAACCTTTCCAACCTTTCCGAAATCCCGGAGGGGTTGGAAAGTCTGGCCGTTTCTATGGCCGTGGGCGAATACCTGAACATGAAGAAGTGTTCTGGACAGCTTGAAGGGTTTGATTTGGATGCGGCGGTGAAATCCATTCAGGAAGGTGACACCAACATTACCTTTGCCCTTGGTGAAGGTAGTTCAACCCCTGAACAGAGGTTGAACAGCCTGATTGATTATCTGATCAACGGGCGCATTGGTGAAATCTACCGTTATAGGCGGTTTGTATGGTAAATAAGGCCGTGCGAACCGCCTTGGAACGGTTGTGGAAGGATCGGTGTTCTATCTTCATCCGTGAGGAAGTCACCGATCCTGTCACCCACCTGACGGATTCTGAAGAAAAGCCGCTTCTTCAGAATCAGCCGTGCAAGCTGTCTTTTGAAACATTAACTTCAACCAATGGGGATGAAGTGGCAACCGCCCAACAGGTGGTGAAGCTGTTCCTTTCCCCGGATGTGAAGGTTCCCGCAGGATGTAAGATCATTGTCACCCGGCCAAATGATGTGGAACGAACCTTCACCTATTCCCGTTCCGGTGAACCGGGTGTTTTCTCCAACCATCAAGAAATCATGCTTGAACCCTTCAGGGGGTGGGCCTGATGGCAAGATGGGGCCGGTGTGATTACCGGGAATTGAAGAAGCTGGATGAACGCCTTCAACAGCTTTCGGAAGTTGACATGGATCGGCTTTGCCGGGATGCCGCCAAGAAGGTTGCCCAAATCCTTCTGAACAAGGTGAAGAAAAGAACCCCGGTTGGCGTGGTTCCGTCCTATGCTACGGATGAAGCCAAGCAAGAATATTGGGCCGGTTACAGCGGGGGTTCCTTGCGTGATGCGTGGACGATCCTTCCCATTGAAAAACATGGGGATCAGTACACCGTGACCATCATCAACAACTTGGAATATGCGTCCTATGTGGAATACGGCCACCGGCAAACACCGGGGCGCTATGTTCCCGCCTTGGGTAAGACCCTGAAGGCAAGTTGGGTGAAGGGGCGGTTCATGCTGACGATTTCCGAACAGGAAGTGAAAACCTTGGCCCCGTCCATTCTGAATGATATGTTGTATGAAGCCTTGAAGGGGGTGTTCAGTTGATCAATGAAATCATCAAAGGTGTTTCCATGAAGCTGAACGCCACCTTTGGAGCCGGGTACAAAATCTATCAGAATGATGTGGAACAGGGTTTCAAAGAACCCTGTTTTTTCATTGCCGTTCTGAAGCCCGACATTTCCCCGTTGCAGAAGAACCGGTTCATGAACCGGAACCCGCTGGATGTTCACTATTTCCCCACCAGCGGGAGGAACAACACCGAATTGTTCACGGTGGCCGGGGATTTGATGGAATGTTTGGAGTTCATCACCCTTCCCAATGGGGATGTGCTTCACGGAACTTCCATGAGTTATGAAGTTGAAGATGGGGTTCTTCACTTCTTCGTCAACTTCAATCTGACACTATCCCGCCCGTCCGAGGAAACCCCGATGGAAACCTTGGATGTGGATGTGGAGCCAAAGAAAGGGTGATTGAATGGCTACCAGAAAGAAAGCCACCACCGCACAGGAACCGCCCATCACGGCCCCGGTGGTATTCCCCAAAGAACGGGTGTTGACCTTCAAGAGATACGCTGACCGGCGTGATCTTCTGTCTGTCCTGTTGGAAGATGGGAAGGAATACACCCATGATCAGATTGATGGGCTGATCAAAGACTTTATGAAAGGTAAGGTGAACTAATATGGCCCTTGGCGGCGGCACCTTCTTGGTGCAGAACAAGGTTCTGCCCGGTGCATATATCAACTTCATTTCTGTGGCGCAGGCAAGCGCCACCCTTTCTGACCGTGGCATTGTCACCATCCCCCTTGCCATGAATTGGGGGCCTGAAGGCAAGATTTTCACGGTGGAACAGGCTGACTTCATCAAGAACAGTCAGAAGATTTTCGGCTATGCGTACACGGCGGATGAACTGAAGCCCATGCGTGAAATCTTTCTTCACGCCAAGACCGTTCATTTCTTCCGCCTTGGTTCCAGCGGCGTGAAAGCGTCCAACACCTACGCAACGGCCAAATACCCCGGCACCCGTGGCAATGATCTTCGGGTTGTGATCACGGCCAATGAAAACAGCACCGAACAGAAGCCCCTGTTCGATGTGGAAACCTTCTTGGGAACCGTTCAGGTTGATCTTCAGGAAGGTGTGGCCGCTATCACCGATCTGAAGGCCAATGCCTATGTGGATTGGAAGTCCAGCGGAACCCTTTCCCTGACCGCTTCCTTGCCCCTGACGGGCGGCACCAATGGCACCGTGGCCGATTCCGACTATCAGACATATCTTGATCAGGCGGAAGCGTACACTTTCAATGCTATGGGTTGCACCGAGAGCAAGGCCACCATCACCGCCCTGTTTGCGGCTTTCGCAAAGCGTATGCGTGATGATGTGGGCAAGAAGTTTCAGGTGGTTCTTTTCCGCAAGCTGGCCGACTATGAAGGCGTTGTGAGCGTCAAGAACGGCCTGACTTCCGACAAGACTTCCACCGCCCTGATCCCTTGGGTTACGGGTGTGATCGGCGGCACGGCGGTCAATAAGAGCGCCACCAACATGACCTATGATGGTGAATACGAGGTGGACACCGATTTCACGCAGACCCAGCTTGAAAACGGGATCAGGGAAGGTTCCTTCATGTTCCATCGTGTGGATGAAGCGGTGTGTGTCCTGACTGACATTAACAGCTTCATTTCCATCACGGATGAAAAGTCCAGCGATTTTTCCAGCAACCAGACGATCCGAGTTTTGGATCAGATCGCCAATGATATTGCCGTTCTGTTCGGCAAGAAGTATCTTGGCAAGGTTCCCAATGATGCCGCTGGCCGGATTTCCCTTTGGAACGATATTGTGAAGCACCACACGGAACTTCAGGATATTCGGGCCATTGAGAACTTCAGCGGCGAAAATGTGACGGTTGAAAAGGGTGATACCAAGAAATCCGTGGTGGTTACTGACTATGTGACCCCCGTGAACGCTATGGAACAGCTTTATATGACCGTCTATGTTCAGTAAGGAGGTACAACCATCATGGCAGATAGAACCATCATGAACGCCAAGGATGCTGTTTCCGCTTCCTTGGCTGAATGTTTCGTGACCATCGGGGATAACCGTTACAACTTCATGCAGGCTATCAACCTTGAAGCCAACTTTGAGAAGAACAAAACGGAAGTTCCCATTTTGGGCAAGACCGGCAAGGGCAATAAGGCCACCGGCTGGAAGGGTACGGGTTCCGCCACCTTCCACTATAACACTTCCATCTTCCGTGAGCTGATGAAGCGTTATAAGGACACCGGCGAGGATGTCTATTTTGACATTCAGGTGACAAATGAAGATCCCACTTCTTCTGTGGGCCGTCAGACCGTGATCCTGAAGGATTGCAATATGGACGGCGGCTTGCTTGCCAAGTTTGACGCTGATGCGGAATACTTGGATGAAGATATGGACTTCACCTTTGAAGATTTCGAGATGCCCGAAACCTTCAGCCTTTTGGCCGGTATGCAGTAAGCAGAGCGCCCCGGCCTTACTTCGGTAGGGGCCGGGGCCTTTTTTCGTATCAAAATATAGGAGGAAAAAACAATGAGCCTGTCCGCTTTTTTGGCTGAAAACGCCGTTCCCGTTGAGAACATCAAGTTTGTTGCTTCCAAACGCTTCTTGGGTGAGGATGGCAACCCCATTCCTTGGGAGATCAAGACCATCACCGGCACCGAGGATGAAGCCCTTCGGAAGTCCTGTGCCAAGCGTGTTCCGGTTCCCGGCAAGAAGAACCAGTATCAGAAGGAAACCGACTATGATCTTTACCTTGGCAAGCTGGCCGTGGCTTGTACCGTGTTCCCCAATCTGAATGATAAGGAACTTCAGGACAGCTACAAGGTCATGGGCGCTGATGCCCTTCTGAAAACCATGCTGACCCCCGGCGAATATGCCGAATACCTGACCAAGATTCAGGAAGTGTGTGGTTTTGATACCACCATGCAGGATGAGGTTGATGAAGCAAAAAACTGATCTGTGAAGGTGATGGTGAAGCCAACATTGCTTACTATTGCCTTCACGAACTTCATTTAACACCTTCCGCCTTCTATGCTTTGCCCCGGCGTGAACGGGCCTTCATCATTGCGGCCATTGATGTTCGGGTGGAAGCTGAAAAGAAGAAGCAGAAGGAAATTGAACGCAAACAGCGCCGGGGCCGACACCATTAAGGCCCCGGCTATTCTCCAAGAAAGGTGGTGATCCCTGTGGGAACTATCCGAACCGCTATTGCCCTTTATGATGGTGTTACCAGCCCCCTTCAGAGTATGCACAAGGCTATGGGTGTTGTGCTGAACACCTTTGAATCCATGCAACAGGCTTCCGGTAGAGCCGTTGACACGGCGGCAATCCGGGAAGCCCGTGAAGAATGGGCGAAAGCGGGAACCGCCTTTGATGCCATTGAAGAAAATATCAGGAACGCCAATAATGAACAGCAAAAGTTCAATAATTCCATTCGTGGGGGTAACAATTCCGCCAATGGACTTCTGTCCACCATCAAGAAAATTGCCGTTGCCGCTGGTGGTATCGTCGGGATCAATAAGGTGCAGAACATTTCGGATAAATTGGCAAGCACCAAGGCCCGGTTGAATCTGCTGGTGGATGATGGCGGTTCCGTGGATGTGTTGGAACAGAAAATCATGGCTTCCGCCCAGCGTTCCCGATCCGTTTACTTTGATACCGCTTCCGCCGTTGCGAAACTTGGCCTGAACGCCGGTAACGCCTTCGGTGGCAATATGGATCAGGTCATTGCCTTCATGGAGCAGGTGAACAAGCAGTTTGTTATTGGCGGTGCTACGGCCCAAGAGCAGAGCAACGCCATGATCCAGCTTACACAGGCAATGGCGGCGGGTGCGCTTCGTGGTGAAGAACTGAACTCCATTCTGGACGGTGCGCCGGGTATCGCAAGAGCTATTGAAAAGTATATGGGGATTGCGGAAGGTTCCATCAAGACGGTTGCACAGGAAGGCAAGGTAACGGCTGAAGTGGTGAAGAACGCCATGTTTGCTATGGCGGATGAAACCAACGCAAAGTTCGATTCCATGCCCAAGACTTGGGCGCAGATTTGGGTCGGGATGAAAAATAAAGCCCTTTCCATGTTTGCCCCGATCTTGACCAAGATCAACCAGATTGCTAACAGCACCAAGTTCCAGCAAGTCACCACAGCCCTGATCAATGGGCTTGCGGGGGTTGCAAATGTGGCTTCTTCGGTGCTGGATATTCTGATTTCCATTGCTTCTGTGATCGTTGATAATTGGAGTTGGATTCAGCCTATCATCATGGGTATTGTGGCCGCTATGCTGATTTATAACGGTGTGGCGCTGGTGACAAATGCCATTATGGGTATTCAGGCAACGGCCAAGGCCGTTCATGCGGCGGCAACTGCTATGGAAGCGGGAGCCACTTTCACCGCTACGGTAGCCCAGCAGGGCCTAAATGCGGCGCTTTTGGCTTGCCCCCTTACATGGATCATCCTTCTGATTATCGCCGTCATTGCGGCTATCTATGCGGCGTGTGCGGCAGTTGCCAAGTTCACCGGAATTGCAAATAGCGGCTTCGGTGTGATTTGCGGGGGAATCATGGTTGTGATTTCCTTCTTCAAAAACCTTGGCCTGTCCGTGGCGAATATTGCCTTGGGTATCTGGAACGCTTTGGGGGCTTGTGCTTCCAATATCGGAACCGCCTTCCATAATGTCATTTCCAATGTTCAGGGATGGTTTTATAACCTTCTTTCTACGGCCCTTACAGTTGTGGCCGGTATTTGTGAAGCCCTGAACAAGTTGCCCTTCGTTGAGTTCGACTATTCCGGGATCACCAGCAAAGCAAGCGAATATGCGGCCAAGTCCGCTGAAGCCTATGGGAATGTTGAGGAATATAAAAGCGTTGCCGATGCCTTCAATGAAGGAATGTCTACCTTTGACACCTTCCAAGATGGTTGGGCCGCTGATGCTTTTGCTTCCGGTGCCGCTTGGGGTGATGGTGTGGCCGATAAGGTTTCCGGTATGTTTGATTTTTCCGCCTTGGATTCTATGGGGGCTGATTCTTTGGATGCCTTCAACCTTGGCAATGATCTTGATAGCATTTACGGGAACACCGGCGATATTGCAAACAACACAGCGGCCACCGCTGATGCCTTGGATATTGCTGAAGAAGATTTGGCCTATCTTCGTGACATTGCGGAGCGTGAAGCAATCAACCGGTTCACTACCGCTGAAATCAAGGTTGAACAGCACAATGAAAACCACATTTCCAAAGATGCTGATTTGGATGGGATCATGGATGCTTGGGCCAATGACTTTGCTGAAAAGCTGGAAGTTTCTGAAGAAGGGGTGCATGAGTAATGGCGTATAAACTGTATATGGCGGGAACGCTTATGCCCATCACCCCTTCCAAGGTGACGGTGAAGATCAATAACCAGAACAAGACCATGACCCTGATCAACGGGGAAGAAATCAACATTCTGAAGGCCGCTGGCCTTTCGGATGTGTCCTTTGAATTGGTTCTTCCCCAAGTGTCCTATCCCTTCAGCAACGGTGGGGCGCAAAGCGCCGCCTATTACCTATCCTTGTTTGAACGGCTGAAGGTGAGCAAGACCCCGTTCCAATTCATCCTGAACCGGCAGAAGCCCGGTGGCGGGATGTTCCATTACACCAATTTGACCGTTGGCCTTGAAACCTATGAAATCACCGATGATGCCGGTGAAGGCTTTGATGTGAAGGTGAAGATCAACCTGAAACAGTACAGAGCCTATGGCACCAAGACCGTGACCGTGCAACCGGCCAAGACTTCCGGGGGAACCGCCACCGCAACGGTTAAGGCGGCACCCCGGCCCACCACAACGGCCCCGAAAGCCGCCACCTATACGGTGAAATCTGGTGATTGCCTTTGGAACATTGCCAAGAAGCAGTTGGGCAACGGGGGCGATTACACGAAAATCTATAATCTGAACAAGGACAAAATCAAGAACCCGAACCTGATCTATCCCGGTCAGGTTCTTACTTTGCCTTCCTGAAAGGGGTGATTCCGTTTGGCAGTTGAATTGTTCATCCAGCATAACAGCACCATTCAATTCCCCGTTGTCGAGGAAGGCGCACGGCTGACCTTGGAACGCAAGGGAACCCCCGGCAAGTTGGAGTTCACCGTTGTCAAGGGGCCGGGGCTGAACTTTGCTGAAGGTGATCCGGTGAAGCTGACTGTGAACGGAACCGCCATGTTCTATGGGTTTGTGTTCAAGAAAAAGCGTGACAAGGGCGGCACCATTGATGTTGTGGCCTATGATCAGTTGCGTTATTTGAAGAACAAGGACACCATCACGGAAGAAGGGCTGAAGGCTTCTGACCTTCTGAAGCGCATTGCAACAGATTTCCGGTTGAACCTTGGCACGGTGGAAGATACTGGTTATACCATTGAAACCATCGTGGAAGAAAACCAAACCCTGTTTGATATGATCCAGAGCGCCCTTGATGAAACCCTGATGAATACCAAACAGCTTTATGTTCTGTATGACGATGCCGGGAAGCTGACCCTGAAGAACATCAATACCATGAAGCTGAACCTTCTGATTGATGAAGAAACCGGGGAAAACTTTAGCTATGAATCCAGCATTGATGAACAGACCTATAACAAGATCAAACTGGCCTATAACGATGAAAAAACCGGTAAGCGGGAATTGTTCATTGCACAGGACGGGGCGAAAATGAACCAATGGGGTGTTCTTCAGTATTTTGAAGAAGTTCAGACCAAAACGGGCGCTTCCGCCAAGGCGGATGCCCTGTTGAAGCTGTACGATCAGAAAACCCGCAAGCTGACCATTCAGAACGCTTTCGGTGATGTGCGGGTTCGTGCTGGAAGCGCCGTGGTGGTGGCCCTGAACCTTGGCGATATTGTCACCAACAATTACATGGTGGTGAACAAAGTCACCCATACCTTCAGGGGTGATGAACACATGATGGAACTTGACCTGATCGGGGGTGAATTTATTGCCTAATCCTGTTGAAGTGGTAAAACGGGCGGCGGTGGAAGCTGTGGAAGCCGGGAAACCGGTGAACATCCTGTTTGGAACTGTCCTTTCCGCTTCACCCTTGAAAATTCAGGTGGATCAGAAATCCATCTACACTTCCAAAATGCTGATCCTGACCCGGAATGTGACTGATTTTGAAGTTGATATGACGGTGAACCACAGCACCGAGGACAAAGGCGGTGGTTCTGGTGCGGCGGCTTATGAAGCCCACAAACACGCCTATGTTGGCAAGAAAACCTTCAAGGTTCACAACGCTTTGAAGGCCGGTGAAAAGGTGCTTCTGATCCGGGTTCAGCAAGGAAAGAAATTCGTGGTTATTGACCGAGTAAAGGGGGCTTGATGATGATTCCGCAAGTGCAGGATGATATTAAACAGGATTTCACCATTGAAACCCTTCCAAGCCGTACTTTCAGGATGAACCACAACAACCTGACCATCATCGGCACCATTGATGAAATCCAAGCTGTGGAACAGGCGGTTTTTCTGATCCTGAACACAGAACGCTATGAATGGTTGATCCATTCTTGGGATTATGGGGTTGAACTTCATAATCTGATCGGGAAAGATGTGGAATACTGTATTCCCGAAATTGAACGCCGGGTTCGTGAAGCCTTGCTTCAGGATGATAGGATCACGGCGGTTCAGAACTTTGAATTTACGGTGAACAAAAAGAAAGTGCTGACTACCTTCACGGTGGTCAGCATTTTTGGCGAAATCAATGCAGAATTGGGGGTTGAAATCTGATGTATGAAGCACAGACCTATGAAGCAATCCTTTCCCGGATGCTTCAGAAGGCGCTTTCTATCAATGGCAATTTGGACACCCGTGAAGGTTCGTTGGTTTGGTGCGGTGATGCCCCCGCCGCCGTAGAATTGCAGAACCTTTATATTGCCCTTGATACGGTGCTGAATGAAACCTTTGCAGACACCGCAACCCGCCCTTATCTCATTTTGAGGGCGGCAGAAAGGGGGCTGAAACCGCAACCGGCAAGCCCCGCCGTGTTGCAGTTGAGCATTACACCAACCACCTTGCACCTTCCCATGAACACCCGCTTTTCCATTGGAGAACTGAACTATTATGTTTCGGCTGACCGTGGAAGTGGTAAGTATGAAATCACCTGTGAAACCGCTGGTGAAGCCGGTAATGACTACACCGGAACGGTGATTCCCATTGAGTATGTGGACGGGCTTGAAACCTGTTCCATTTCCGCCGTGGTGATCCCCGGTGAGGATGAAGAAGATACCGAGGTTTTCAGACAGCGTTACATGGATAGCCTGAACGCCCAAGCCTTCGGCGGCAACCGTGCGGATTATCTGGAAAAGGTGAACGCCATTCCCGGCGTGGGCGGTGTGAAGGTATATCGGGTTTGGAACAGCGATTTGAACCCGGCCAAGCTGATCCCGCCCACGGGAACCGACACTTGGATCAGCGGCCTTTCCGGTGTGTCCGAGGAAATCAAGGCGTGGTTGAATGCTGTGTATGCGGCGGGAGTCAATAGCAAGCTGACCGTGGGCGGAACCGTGAAGCTGGTGATCATCAACAGTTCCTTCAAGAAGCCTTCGGAAGCCCTTGTGGATCAGGTGCAGACCGCAGTTGACCCCCTTCAGAACGCCGGTGAAGGCGTGGGCATTGCCCCCATCGGCCATGTGGTGAGGGTTGAAGGCGTGGGTGAAGATACCATCAACCTTTCCTTCGATCTGTACTATCAGCGGGAATGGAGTTGGGATGATGTTTCCGCCTATGTCACGGAAGCAATCAACGGTTACTTCTTGGAACTGGCCCAAAGTTGGGCAGACCAGAATGAAGCCCTTGTGGTTCGTATCAGTCAGGTGGAAAGCCGCCTGTTGGGGATCACCGGTATTCTGGATATTGCCAACACCAAGATCAACGGTGAAGCGGCGAACTGTACCCTGACCCTTGACCACATTCCGGTTTTGGGAACCATTGAGCCGGGAACCATCGTGATCAGCGGATAAGGGGGCCGGGAGCATGGAACGCAAACTGATTGATTATCTTCCCTATGTCATTCGCGATTATGCGGAGTTTCAGGGGATCATGGGGAGCGAACAGCCGGAAATTGAAAAGGCATGGAATACCACGGCTGATCTTCTTGATAATCAGTTCATTCCCACCGCTGGAAACATGGGCCTTTCCCGGTGGGAAAAGATTTTGGGGATCACCCCCAAAGGCACGGACAGTCTTGAAGATCGCCGGTTCCGTATTCTGACCCGGATCAATGAAGAACTTCCGTACACCTTGCCCCAGCTTCGGAACATCCTTGAAACGCTGTGCGGGAAGGGAAACTATTCCGCTGATGTGGAAGAAGGCACCTATCAGCTTCTTGTGAAAATCGGGTTGGCCGCAAAGAACAACTTCAATGATGTTGAATCTTTGCTGAACCGGGTTGTTCCCCAAAACATGGTTGTGACCTTGCTTCAGCTTTATAACACCCATGCGGAACTTGGGCGGTTCACCCATGCCCAGCTTGCCGCCTATACCCATAATCAGTTGAGAAACGAGGTTTTGAAGAATGGCGAATAAAACAACCAATTACAAGCTGACTAAACCCCTTGAATCTGAATTTTATGATGTAGGGGTTCAGAATGAAAACATGGATAAGATTGATACCCAAATGAAGGCCAATGCGGATGCCGTTGAAGCCCTTCAGAAAGGTCAATCCGGGAAGGCTGATCTGGTGGATGGTAAGGTTCCCGCCGAACAGCTTCCCAACATGAACTATGATCCCAAAGGTACGGCCCAAAACAAGGTGAGCGAACACAACCTTGATCAGACCGCCCACCCGTATCTGTTGAACCAGATCGGAACCTGTGTGGAAGCCGCACAGAACGCACAGGATGCCGCAAATGCGGCCTTGGATGCTGTGTCCGGTATCGTCTATACCATCAATGTTCTTCCTTCGCAGAATGGCACCCTGACCTATAACGGACAGGCCCAAAGCCCTTCTTGGAACGCTTATAACCCCGATGCGCTGACCTTGGGCGGCGTGACTACCGGCACCAATGCGGGAACTTACACGGCCACTTTCACGCCGAAAGGGAAGTATAAGTGGGCAGACGGCACACAGACCGCCAAGGAAGTGACTTGGACGATCAACGCCGCCACCATGACGATCCCCACGCAGAGCAACAGCCTTACTTATACCGGTTCGGCCCAAAGCCCCACTTGGAACAACTATGACAATGGGAAAATGACGCTTGGAGGAACCACCAGCGGCACGAACGCCGGTTCCTACAATGCCACCTTCACGCCGAAAACGAACTACAAGTGGGCTGATGGAAGCACCGGGGTCAAAACGGTTGCTTGGAGCATTGCCAAGGCCGCTGGTAGTTTGTCTTTGAATAAGACTTCCATCAAACTAACCGCCGCAAAGACCACGGACACCATCACCGTGACAAGGGCGGGTGATGGTAAGATTACGGCCACTTCCAGCGCCCCCACGGTGGCTTCTGTGAGCGTTTCCGGTTCGGTGGTAACTGTTACCGCCAAGGCCAAAGGAAGCGCCACAATCACCGTCAGCGTGGGCGCTGGCACCAACCACACGGCCCCGGCCAATAAGACCTGTTCCGTTGAAGTGACATTGCCCACCAAGGTTCTGAACGATAACAGTTGGGCAACCATCCGGGAAGTCAGTTCCGCAGGTTTGGGGGCCAACTATTGGGCCGTTGGTGATGTGAAGGAAATCAAGATCAATGGTAAGGTGGGTAACACCACTTTTTCCAATTTGGCGGTCAATGTTTTCATTTTGGGGTTCAATCACAATTCGGCCCGTGAAGGCGGGAATAAGATCCATTTTCAGATCGGAAAAATTGGGAGTGCCGCTGTTGCCCTGTGTGACAGCAAATACAATACTAATATTTCCGGCACAGGTTATTTCAGTTGGAACACCAGCAACACGAACAGCGGTGGCTGGAACGCTTGCTATAAGCGGAAAACCCTTTATGGTAATGATGGAACCCCCACAAGCCCCTTGGCAAACAGTTTGATGGCGGCGCTTCCGTCTGACCTTCGTGCTGTGATGCAACCCGTGACCAAGTACACCGATAACACGGGCAATGCAAGCAACAGTTCCGGTAATGTTACAACTACTACCGATTACCTGTTTGATCTTTCCGAGTTTGAAGTCTTTAGTACGAGAAGCTACGCCAACCAGTATGAACAGAACTATCAGGCCCAGTATGATTATTACAAAGCTGGTAACACCAAGATTGCAAATAATCATACCGCCGTCACCACGGCGGTTTGGTGGGGCCTTCGTTCCCCTTATTACGATAACTACAGCTATTTCGTTATTGTCTGGACGGATGGCGACGGCAGCAATAGCAATGCCTATGGTTCTGGTGGGTTGCGGCCCGGCTTTGCCGCC